CGAGCCTGCGCTGGCCTACGATCCGCCCGAGCGCGTCGAGCTGGGTGCCCTGAGCTGACGTGAGCCAGCGCAAGGTCAAGATCTGGTAGAGAGCATCTTCGAGGTCCTGTGCTGGAAGCGCCAGCGCCCCGACTAGCGCCTGGAGCTTCGTCTTCTGGTATTGCTGCACGAGGCGTTGCTGCGCTTCGGCGACGATTGCGAAGTCGTGGACGGGGAGCGCCATCTTAGGGAACTGCCTGTGAGACGTTGACTGTGATGCGCGCAGTCGCGAACGACGCGAGTTGGCGCGAAGTGATCGAGATTGTGGCACTCGTTCCTGGCGATGGCGCCAGGCCAATGAATGGTGTCCCAGCATCCAGCATCCCAGGCACGCCGAGGATGGCGGGCAGCGGGAACGGTATCCCTGCAATGATCGCCGCCGCGATTTGAGACGAGAAGACGTCGAAGTCGGCAATCAGCGTGGCCGCGTATGCGAGAATATTGTTCGTGACCAAGGTCTGCACCGCCGCGACCCCACCCGAGGGCATTTGGGCGGAATTCATGATCACGTTCGCGATCACATAGATATTCACGAGCACGGGGCGGCTGAAGAAGATCGGATGCACGATTCCCTGGCTATCCGTGATGTTGATCGACGCCTGATTCCCGGTCGTATTGATCCCGGCCGCGGTATTCAAGAAGATCGCCGTGCAGATCGCAGTCGGGTCGCCGCCCTGAACCAGGACCTCGATCGAGTGCGGCGGCATTCCGTCTGAGTTCACCGCGTCGGTCGTGTTCTCAAAGACCGTACAGGCGGTAACACCCGTTAGCTTAAGAATTGCCGCCTGAATCGCTTGAACAGCTGCGCGGCCTAATCCGTGGAGCTCAGCCTCGCGCCTGAGGCGGAAGGCTGCCGTGCTCTCAACCGCCACGCCTAGCACCGCGTCGAGCAAGTTGATCGCGCTCGACCAACCGGCAACCGGGGTCTGGATCAGGGTGAGGGTTCGGGCTGACGCGATGATGGGACCCGTCAGCGCTGAAGACATCGCGACGTCTATCGCACCGGTCCCGACTCCCAGATAGGTCCAGTGCGCCGTGCCGCCGTCAATTATGTCGACGCCGGTCCCACTCGGTCCAGTGACGGAGGTCCCGGCTGTGATGCACTGGTAAGCATTCCCTCCATTCGTTCGGCGGTCGCCCAACAGGGGGCTGTAAGCTGCCCACGCGGTGAGCGCGGTGATCGTGGCGTCCGCTATAGTATTGAACACGGAGAGTGTGCCCTGGACTGCTACCTGGCGTCCGGCAGGGCAAAGAGTGTTTGGCGTGCCGGTCAGCGTCTCTGTCACAGTCGAGCTTGTAGGGATGACCGGGAGCGTCCCGGTGATCGCCGCGACATTAACCAGGTCTTGACCCAGCGCGTTGTCGGGGTTGAATGCTGCGTGGACTGCTCCCGCGAGGTTCCATAACTCAAGGTAGCGCTCCGCGATGATCCCGATGATCTGGCCGAAGCGACTCTGAGGAGTGACGTTGATCGAGGCCCCGAAGGCTGACTTCATAGCAGCCTGGAGGTCAGCGGTGATGTCAGTGATCGCCTTCGGGATGAATCCCGTCGACAGCAGTCCGAATTGCGTACCTAAACTCATTATGGGCTCACCTGTACAGTTCCACCTAGCTGCGTCTTGTTTGAGAACGCAGCCCACACGACCTTAAGGCTACGCCTCGTTGTGTCTTGCGTCACGTTTACGAACTGGACCTGCGTGATTCCCTGGCGCGCGGCGATCGCCGTGAATAGAGCGGAGCGGAGTCCCTGCAGGTTGACCTTCTTCTGACCCAGCACGCTGAACCAGGGGATTCCTTGGCTCTGGTCGAGGAACCACTCGCCTAGCATGAACTGGAGGGTCGCCGTAACGTCCGAGATGATCGCCGCAGTGTCCGCTACCAGCGGGGCGATGTCCTGGCCCTGGAGCTGAAGGTCGCCCGCGGTGTCCAGTGACAGGTCCTTCGCGATCGCCGTGGCACCCGCCACACCTTGAGCCAGAGCGGGCTGCGCCGGCTGGAAGAGCGAGGTCACCGTGAATACCGGCCCCGTGCCAGTCCCTCCGGCGTTCGTGACTGATACCGGCCCAGTCGTCGCGGCAGGCAAGACTACGAAGATCAGCTGCGTCGCGCTGAGCACGGCGTAGGCGCACTGGATCCCGTTCACTTGGACCCCAGTGATCCCGATGAAGTTCTGCCCGATGACCGTGACGATCGTCCCGATGATTCCCGAGCTTGGGCTGATGCTGGTGACTGTCGGAGCCGGGGGAATCGGCGTGCCGCCCGCGAGGTCCTGGGCAAACGCGCCCTGCCAGTCGGTCGTGCCGACGACCATCTCGGCGCTCGGCCGAGGACCAAACGCTAGGCCGATATCTACCCATCCAGTCCCGCTCGCGCCGAGGGGTACCGCCGTCTTGTACCAGCTGTCGGAGCCCACCTGGAGTCGGTCGCCCAACGCCTGAGTGGTCCCGCGGTAGTGACCCACGATAGGCGGGAGCCAGCCGCGGGCAGCCTCGAATCCTAATGGCGCGAGGTGCTGGGCATGGAGTCGACCGACCTGGAATACAGGCAAGTTACCGAGTCGGTAGGTCTTGCCCCATAGGTCGGAGCCGCTCCCGGCCGACAAATCGAAGCAATAGGACCAGATTCGAGATCCGTCCCCTCCTGGCGCTGTCCCGTCGAGGCGATAGGCGAAGAAAATAGCGTTCGAGGTCGGGGGGTCCTCTCCGTGGATCCCGTTGCGCGAGCCTGCGGTATCCAGCTGGACGGTGCACGCGATCGGAAACGGATCGAAGCCCGCGACCGAACCAGCCTTATAGGCATTAATCGTGGCGGTGATCGTCAAAGCAGCTGCAGAGATGGCGGTCACCTTGACTCGCTCCTTCAGCCCAAACCGCGCGTCACCGCTGACGCCAGTCAAGCCGATCAGGATGAGGTCTTGGCCGACGAATAGTTTACCGACCATCGAGATGGAGGTCGGGAAGCTGGTCGCGCCCGCTATGATGTCGCTCGCGAGCGCGGGAGTCCCGCTCATGTGCGCGGGGACGCTCGAGGAGTTGTCGCAGATCCCCGCGAATGCGCAGCTGTCAAAAGTTGTGTGCGCGACCGCGACGAACCCATTGTCGTGGAAGATCAGATCGTAGGCGAAGGTCGCGTCCTGACCTAGAACGCCGCCGTGGCTCCCTGTTCCCGTACCCCCGTCGTCGAAGGTGCCTTGCGCTCCCACGTGGGTGATTGGGTCCCAGTCCGCCCAACATCTAAAGCGCACGCGGCCGACCGTCCCAGTCTCTGAGACCTCGACGTAGAACGCCTGCCGTGCTGTCGCAGGGCTCTTGTAGATACGCTTGGAGGAACCAGCCGCACTCGAGACGTTGTCGAACAGCGACCAGCCTACCTGAACGTCCAAGAACCCCGTGCGGATCGCCTCGCAGAGGCTGAACATAGCCCCAGGACCGGCCGCATTGCCTCGAAAATACTTGGATCCCATGTCTATCTAAACTATCACTTCGCCTTAAGAATGGTGCTCCCCGGTGACGTCGGGGCGCCCATCAGGGCGGTCGGCACCCCTGTAGTGCCCGGGGCGGTCGTTACGGGATGGAGATGCGCGTCAAATGCCGTCTTAATCGCCTGCAATTGAGCCAGGACGAGCGAGGCCAGGGCAACCGCATCAGTGGGAGGGGTCCCATCGTTCCCGCCCAACTCAACCTGATTCGGGCGCATGACGATCTGAGGGCCACTGTCAGGCCCGATCGTCATGCCATTACCGCCCGCTCCCGTCCACGAGGCGTTATCGGGATGGAGCCCGGGATAGAATACCGCGTCGGAATGATGGTGACTCCTCTGATCCTTCGGCGAGACGTGCCCGCCCTGTTGCTGCCAGAGGTCTATTGACAGGTCGGAGACGATCACTTGCCCAGTGTCCCCGACCTTCAGCGGGAAAGTGATGCGGAATCCCCCGGCCGCGGGGAACGCGACCGGCACGTGGGGGAGCACGGGGAGAGGAAGTGCGATGAAGGTTCCATCCTCTTGCTCTACCTGAGGATCAATCAGGGGCAAGAGGTCGACGGTCTGAGTCAGCGGGTCGTACGCTTGGACCGAGCACGGGAAGGCAACCTTGATTTGCCGCATCGTGACCTCGCGTACCTTGTCGAGGACCTGACCATAGGAAGGTGACCGTTGCTGCTGGCTCATTAGAGGACTCCCAGTGCTCGAGCTTCGACCGTAGAGTACCAGTCGCCTTTATGCGTGTCGCCGCTGTGCGAGACTTTCTCGACTCGGAAGAATCCATTTGTTGAGACGGACTCAACCCTTATCTGGCGACCCGGCTTGATCAGCGGGTTGAGCAGCGACTTCACGCGGAGGATGCCAGGCCCGCCGAGCACCTCTGGCGTACCATGCTCGGGAGATCCGACCATTCCCGACTGTTGATTCACTAAGATTGCGCTATCTTTCGTGACCTCGCCCGGAGCGAGTAGCTGGATCTGCCCGTCCTGGATCGACCACTCGATCCCAAGCCCGGCGAGGATCGAGTCGAGTTCGGTGCTCGCCTTGCCGTGCGAGGCGTAGCCGGAGACGAACTGGTCGACGATGTTTGTCAGCCGCGCCGCAGCGTTGCCCGGATCTAGCTGCAGCGCGTTCACGAGCTGCAGAACAATGTCCTTAACTTTGGCACCCGGTCGGAATGAGCCGGTGAATACCGCGTATCGCTGGTGCCTCTCCCCGTCCCCTGACTGGATCTTCGTGACCCAGTCGGCACCATCGTGCACGTGGTCGATCGTCCTAGAGTCCCCGTCGAAGATCAGCGAGAGGTCTTCGCCATAGCCAGTCGAGAGTAGGACTCGAGTCCCGCGCGACTGGAGCTTCGCGCGCGTAGAGGGCGCGAGGTTAAAGACCTGGATCATCGCGCGGTTGGGTTCTTTTGTGATCGTTTTCTCGATCTTGAAATTGACTCGAAGCTCCCTCGCTAGAATACCGGTTGAGGCATCTGAACGCTTGAGCGACCCAGCGATCGGCGGC